GATTGGTAGATCAGTCATTTTCTTTTCTCTCTTCAGCACGCGCATAAACTGACGCGGCTTGATATGCTGGATAAGTTACAGGAGAAACGTCTAAAAGACGGCCCACCTTATCGATAACACGCACGTCGTCAGCGTCCCGCGATTCCTCCTTGATGGTAAACGCAAAACTACTCTGGTCGATGTCGCCGCGCTTGATCATCTTGTACAAATCCTGTCCGGCTTGAGTGTCGCTAAGTGTAGCGCGATAGAATAGTCCGACCTCATCCTGTGACAACTGTAGTGTGCCGTTGCTGGTTCGTGCCAGTGGTACCCCGTCGTGGTTGATAAGCAACCGCACATCGTCGTCGAGTACGTCAGAAAAGGCACCTTGTGCAATGCGCTCTTGAAACGGTCCGATATCGGTGACGCTATCAAAGACTGCTGCGTAACCTTCGACAATCATCTCGTCTTCGTTGGCGCGCATCTCCGCTTTTCTAAACTGCACACCGTTGGCTTGTGCTTTCTGCTCTTTGCGTTCGGCTACGCCACTGATAAAGTTGCGCACTTCGCTTACGCGCTCCTTGTCGGTGCCTGGTGTGTTGGTGTAGATCGCCACCAGTTGCATGTAGGTAGCCTTGTCGGTGCGGCGGCTGATGTTGTGCAGCGTCCGCTTAACGTAGTTAGGTAGGTGATTGTCCGTTGTCATCGCTTGAAATTTTGTCGCTGTAGTCGCTGATGCGGTCTAGCGCAATTTGATTTACTTGAACCAAGTGAACGTCGCCATTTTTAGTGGGGTTCAGCTCCTCGGTGGCGCGCACCTCGTTGATGTTCATCACGCCGTTCTGCAACATCTGAGTGTAGAAGCTGGCACGCGCTTGCATATCGCCACGGAACAGGTCGTTCAGTGAGAACTTAAAATAGTGGTTGCGTGCTTCGCGCATAGTCAGCAGCTTACTCGCTAGTTCCTGTTCGATGCGCTTGGCCCATGGCAGAACGGTGTGGCGCGCAAACATCAAGTTTTGCTGCTCAACGTTGTTGTATGTCGTTTGGCTTTCCAGCTGTACCAGTGCCGGCGGTACGCTGAAGATGCGGCAGATCTCTTCGGCTTGGAACTTGCGCGTCTCGATAAACTGCGCTTCCTCCGGTCCGATGCTGATGCGGTTGTACCTAAAGCCAAACGGCAACAGCTTAGTTCCTGCGGTGGTTTTGCTTGCGTTCCAAGACTTCTGCAGCATCTCCATCTGTTCAGACTTCAATGGCTGCTCGCTGGATAGTACGCCGGTCATCTGCCCACCGTTACCGAAATACTGCGAACCGTAATCCTGTGCGGCTTGTGCTAGTCCAAGGTTCTCACGGTGGAGCTGGATAGGTGAGCGCCGTTGTAGGTTGCAAATCTCGAGCATGTCTTCTTGCGCGATCACCGTGCTATCGTGGAGCTTAAACAATACGCGGCCATCCAATACTTTCCGCTCTACTTGGTCGGTGTCTAAACAAACCAAAGCCACAGGAACGCCACCAGCGCCGCGCTCGATGACTGCGTAACCGCAGCCTTTCATAACCGCTTGCGCAATGATGCTCTCCCAAAAGTAAAAGGCTGTTTCGTAGGCGTTAGGTCGGTACGTCGTAACATCCAACGCCGGGTGCTCGCTGATCATATCGCGGCGGCGGCCATCAGTGACGTAGAGGTTGAGTGTAAGACTGGCCAAAGTGCTGGCAATCTTGTACACGCAAGCGTACACCGTGGATATTCTGATACTGGTGTCGTGCGTCATATTCGCACCCGCCACAGTCGGTCCGTAGAGGCCAACCGCTGCCACAACATCCTGCGGCCTATCGAGGCCAATGCGCGCACGCGCCTCATTTACAAACTTCTGGAGCCTATTTGCCATATGTGCAAGGTAAAAAAGCACGGGGAGCCGTTGCCCCCCGTACCAACTAAACCAAAATTATGAACCCGCACTACAAGTTGAAGACTTCAAGAAGTGGCTCCTCCTCTTGTGCGTTGTTAAAGTAACAACCCATTGCCATGATACTGGCTACAATTCCGTCAACTTTCTGCGCTTCGCTGTTCTTCTTCTTTGTGACCTTGATGTTGTCGGCCTCATCGCGCGATAGATGCACGCAACCCATCTGCCAGCGCAGAACATCATGGCCGCCGTGGATCACGTGGCCTTTGCATAGCAGTACTTCGAACTGTTTGGTGGGATAGCTCATAGAGGCGTAGCCTTGACCGAACGGTTGGCAGTCGATGTTGTCGAGAAACGGTACCACCAGGTGCGCGATGTAGCGGTCATAAGCCAGCGCTTGCAAGTCGTAATCTTCGGCTACCTGCATAATGTGGTTACGTACCGCGATCATATCGGTTACGTTGCCTTCGGTAATCGTGACCATGCCCATTCGTGCCCAAGTGTGGTAATCTATGCCACCGCTTAAGCTCTTACTGTTGGCCTTGTCCTCGTTAACGAAGTGGTGGCACTTGAGATAAAAGCAATCGTTTGCATCATCGCGGAAAATGAGCGCCACGGCAGTAAGGTCTTTGGTGCTGGAGAGGTCCATACCGGCATAGCATGGCAACGTCTTCAAATGCGCTTCGTCGACTTCTTCTGCGCCGCACATGAACTCGTCGTCGGTCACCCACCGTTCTTCACTTGCTGTCCAGATATTTAGGTGCAAGCGCAAGAACGTGTTGATCATGCGCGGGTTCTCCTTGCACCGCTTTACCTCTTGCTCGAAATAGTCCTTCTTGCATATTGTACCAAAGCCGGGGTTTGCCTTTGCCCACGTCGCCTCCTGCGTCCAGTCGTCATTCTTATCAGCTGCATAGATAACCGGCAAGAATGTATCATCCTGAATGCTTCCTTCTTTGACCTTCTTCGCATAGTCATGCAGCTCGTAACAAATGGATGAGGTATCATGGCCGGCGGTAGTGATAGCAATCACCATTGGCTGCGTGCGTGCGCCAGTTGAGGTCTTTAAAACATCATACAAGTCACGATCAGGAAAAACGTGGAGTTCGTCGAGTATGACGGCATGGGCGTTGAATCCGTGCTTGGTGTTTGCTTCGGCTGAAATGGCCTTGTAGAAGCTGTTCTTGTACTCGATGGTGTTGCGCAAGACCTTGCCGTGTCCTGACAGCTTCGGGTTGGTGGCGCACATCGCCGACGCAATTTCAAAGACGATGCGAGCTTGGTTTCTATCACCCGCGGCGCTAATAATTTCCGCGCCTGGCTCGCCGTCAGCGAAGAGCATGTATAAGGCGATGGCAGCGCATAGATTGCTTTTGCCATTCTTCCGAGGTACCTCAATGTAGGCTTGACGATACTGACGAAGGCCGTCTTCACGGAGAGTTCCAAATAGCGGTTTGATGATGTCGTTCTTCTGCCAGTCCTCCAAGATGAACGGTTCACCGCCAAGCGCACCTTTGACGTGGGTGCAATACTTCTCAATCCAATCGACAGCTTTCTGTCCCGACTCCTCATGATAGTAGCTTGCCATGGTCCAAAATATGCTGAATCGCTGTGCGTGCGTTTTCAGTGTACACCTGATGGCCTTCGACAAAACCACCCCAAATGTGCTGGATCTTACAAGCCTGGGTATCGTCTAATGGAAATTCTTCCGGAAAATTCAGGCGCACGATAAAAAGACCGCGATAGTTGGGACTGCCGGCGTTTAAGGCTACGTCCATGTCATGCAAACTTTGCAACGTACCTGGTTTGCACATCTTTTCGCTTTCCCACTTCCACTCGAACATGCACCAAAAGTCCTTTATGTGGTTGTGATAGACCGCATCAACGTCATGGCACGTGGCCAATTTTGGATGCGCCATCTCACTCACATACCTGTTCATGGCGTGGATGCTCTTGGGGTTTCTAATATGCTTCATGCAAAGTCAGGATCGTCGGTGTCTACGTTGCCTACGCCCAGCGCCTTAATGTAAGCGCGCTTCTTGTCGCGCAGTCGCTGCAGCTCGATGTACTCCGGTCGGGTTTTAATCATATTCTGGCCTTTGTCGCCAGTGGTTGTGTAGGTCATGCCTTCACTGTCAACGATATCCTGGAGCGCTCGCTCCTCGTCTACAATCTTGGCCAACGTAAACACCAGCTCCTTGGTGTTCTCGTCTACTTGGCCTGTGCTCTCTATGTTCTTGAGGAGCTTAGTGTATGTTTCTGTGTTCATGGGATTGGTTCAAAATGTGTTCAACTTTGCGCGACTG